GAACATTAAAAAGGAGAATAATCATGGGAATGTTAGGAAGAGAAGATCTACTGAAAAGGGAAAAACTGGAAATCAAGAAAGTGGAATTTCTGAATGGTGACTTTGTTTATGTCCGCGAAATGTATGGTCGGGAAAAGAATCGGTTCGAAAGATCCATCATGGAAGAAGTAAAGAATAAGGATGGGAAAACTGAATACAAACAAAACTTGGCCGATTTCCAGGCAAAGCTTGCAATTCAAACGCTTTGTGATGAAACTGGTGTTAATCTCATGAAACCGGGTGATGCTGGGACACTGAGTGAAAATATCGGTGCAAAGAAACTGGATACCATTGTTGTGATTGCACAGGAGTTGAACAAGATTACAGCAGAGGATAAGGATAAAATGCTAAAAAACTCCGAAGCCGGGGGGACCGGCGACTCCAGTTCCGACTCTGTCAAAAGTTAGGGTATTTACATCCGGATTATTTGTTGAATGATTTAACTGCTTCTCAACTAGCAGAATGGGAAGCATACAATACTCTGGAACCTATTGGAGATTATCGGCAGGATTATATGATTGCTCAACTTACATCTATATTTTATAATTTTGCATCTTCTTTTGGCGGTAAAGATGGCAGACGGAAGATTGCGAAAGCTGTAGACTTTATTCCGTGGATAGATCAACCGGAAGAGAAGACAGTTACACAACCGATTGAAGAAATGAAGAAAAGTTTATTTGGTATTGCTAAAGCAGATAAGGAAAAGAAGAAAAAAGTGAAATCCAAACCCAAATTTCCAAAACCGTTTAAAGGGGCGCCTGTAGTAAACAGGATGATATAATCGCATGGATCTTGGAACTTTAACAGCATCTTTGGGGATTGATACTCGGCAATTGAAAGAGGCTGCGAATTCTCTTAAGCAATTTGAGAAGGATTCTGCGCGCGGAGCAGCCGCGATGACGAAAGCTTTTAAGATTATGACGGTCACGGCAGTGGCTGCTGCGGCTGCGACTCTTTTAGTTGGCAGATCTGCTCTTAAAGCTTTTTCAGAGTTAGATAAGGGTTTGATTGGTATCCAAAAAACTACAAATTTTACAGATAAACAAATTCAACAATTAAATAAAAATATCCGGGATATGAGTTTACATATTCCTGTGGCAGTTAGTGGTTTGTTGGAAATTGCTGAAGCAGCGGGGCAATTAGGAGTTCAAGGGGTTCGGAATGTTACGTTGTTTACTGAAACAATGGCGAAATTGCAAATTTCTACGGATGTGATCGGTGCGGAAGGCGCAAAATCACTTGCCCGGTTATTGAATACCGCTGGAGAAGGAACGGAGAAAATTAAGACCTTGGGCAGTGTTATTGTTTCCCTTGGGAATCAAATGGCGGCAACTGAAAGTGAAATTGTCCACATGGCTGGTGAGATTGGAAGGGCAACTGCTGCGTATTCTGTTTCTTCGGAACAAGCGGCTGCATATGGCGCGGCTTTAAAAGCAATGGGTGCTCGTGCTGAAATTTCAGGTTCAGCGATTAGTAAATCAATGATCATGATTGACAAGGCTTTACTTTCTGGGGGGCAACGGCTTGAATTTTTAGAAAAGATTACCCAAAAAACAGGAGATCAATTACGGCAAACATTTGACAAGGATGCTGGGGAAGTGTTTACTTCTTTTATTAAAGGACTAAACCGAATGTCAAAAGAAGGGCACAGTACAGTTGCCCTTCTCGAACAATTTGGCCTTAAAGGTTTGGAATCTGTAAAAGGGCTTAGTCCTTTAATTGTAAATGTAGAACAGCTTGAGAAAGCATTAAAAATTGCAAATAAAGAAGTAAAAAATGCAACAGCTTTGGATATTGAAGCAATTAATGCTACAAAAGCTTTTTCTGCTCAATTACAATTAACATGGAATGCGGTTAATCAGATTGCAGCTGGTATTGGGAAAGGATTAGCTCCTACAATTATTGATATTGTTGCTCATTTTCGAGACTGGGTGAAAGTGAATGAGGAACTTATAAATCAAAAAGTTCCTGAATGGGTAGATGGAGTTGCCGGTAGTTTTAAAGCTTTGGTAGACGTCGCTGGTTTTGCTGGACAGTCCATTGCAAATTTTTACCGATATTGGCTTGTTGTAAAAAAGGCTATTCTTAGTACATCTATTTTGGCGCAACAAGTCAGGATGAAATTTAATGAAGGAGAAGGATCAGAACCAAAACTTTTACGGGAATTGACAGCTACTCGAAACGCATATAATGATGTAACACATGCTATTTTAGAATTGGATAAAGCTTATGCAGATACGAATAAAGGCACAATGCTAGATTTTACGGAAAAGATCGCTACACAAAATCATTATATGGGATTGGCTGTTTTTGGCATGAATGAGTTCTCTGTATCTATTGATAAAGTTGCTGCTAGTACAGGTAAGACCATCTCTCTTGTGAAGGAATTAACAGCGGCTCAAAAAGCACATGCTGAGATGGTGCGGCAATTGAATTTTGATTATAAAGTTTTTACCGCGTATTTAGATCAGCTTGGGACAAAAGATTGGGAATTTGATAGTGAATTTGTTGATCCGGAAATGGCCAAATCCATTGTAGAAATATATGATGCGATGGAGTCTGTGAAGGAAATAACGGACGAGTTGAATGAATCTCTTGAAGAATCTGGGCCGTTGTTTGAATCTTCTATATTTGGAGATGATGCGCACCAAGGCATTCAAAATATGATGAAGTCCTTGGAACAATTAAGTGAAGTGTATTCCGATATTGCGGAACAAGAAAAAGATCTTGCAGAAGATCGGAAAAATCTTTTCTTCGTAATGGGTGGCGAAGAAGCTAAGGCGATTAAGGCATTTAAACAGAAGGAAATGAAATACGCTGATCAAGCAATCCAAGCACAACTCGGAGGGTATCGTCAACTATTCGGGACTATCGGTGGATTGTTTGAAGAGAACAGTCGCGCTCGGCAAGCAATGCATATGCTTGAAATGGCGTTTGCTGTTGCTGAAATGGCAATAATGGCACAAAAAGCACTGGTTAGTGGTGTTGGTGCTGTTTTAGGTCAAGGGCAAGGTGAACCGTATTCAGCTTTTGCTCGTATCGCTGCAATGGCGGGTATTGTTGCAGGATTTTTGAGCATGATTGGAGTGGGGTTTGCTGGTGGCGGTGGAAGTGGCAGTAGTGGGTCAATCGAGCCTCCTTCAAGTAAACCAAGTACGGTTCTTGGCGCAGACGCTGGAACCGGGAGTGAGTCCCTTCTCAATGCACTTGAAATTTTGCAAGATCAAAATGATGATCAGCTGTATGCGTTGTACGACATTTTTCATGCCACCCAGGATTTGACGCAATCCATCCTTGAGTTTGTTGTTGGGGTGTTGCAGGGCACTGTCGGCGGCGGGGGGTGGTCAGGTAAGGAGTATAAGATACCAGGGTTCACCCTTGGGGAAATTTTGAATGGCTCAGATGTAGAAGGCGTCAGTCGGGGCCCAGCGCCGATATGGGAGGATTACACCGGCTTTGGTGGTGCCCCCTCACCGGAGAATTTCGTAAAAGATTTCCTGGATTGGGTGAATGCTGGGTTTGATGAGTTAGATGATTCGGTGTTAGGTGGGTTTACTGATATATTTAGAGACATGGCTACTACCTTTTCCAAACTAGCTATTGGGCTTGGGGTAGATGTTCAGAACGTTTTAGATTATTCGATGTCAGATATTCACCTCGATTTGACGGGACTTAGTGAATCAGAAATAAATGAAGCGATCACGAACTATTTTTCAAATTTGACAGATCAGATGGCAGTGGATCTGTTTGGGGATGTTGTCGGGGATTACCAGCAAATTGGCGAGGGTATGTTCGAGACGGCGGTAAGGGTAGCCTCCGAGAAAGAAAGTATCCTATCGGGATTAAGAATGACCGGCCACGCATTCGAGGGAACCGCAACAGAAGCAGTTCATTTCACTCAGGTGTTGATTGATTTGGCGGATAGCTTCGAGGATTTAGCTGATGATTTTGGAACATATTTTTCGGAGTATCTTACAGAGGCGGAACAGTTGGCCTGGACGACGGAGAATCTTGCGGTTGGGTATGCCGCTATAAATCAAGAAATGCCTACAACAAGACAGGGATTCAAGGATTTGATTACAAGCCTTGACCTGACAAATGAAGCCGATGCGAAGCTGTATATTCAACTCCTCGCCATTGCGGGTGCCACAGACGCTTACTACGATGTTGTGGAAGCTGGAACACAAACCATGATAGATGCTTGGAGGGAACTTACTGGCACGGTAGAAAGTGGGAGGATCGCAGATATTGCAGCACAGTATGGTTTAGACCCGTCAACGATAACGAAAGATTGGTTCAAAACAATATTGGATATATTCAAAAGCCATACCCCTGAAGAGGTAGCGGCCTGGTTTATTTCTATGGGTTGGTCGGCCGAACAGGGTGGCAAAGACATTTTGTGGTTAGCTGATATTTTTGGTCTGACTGGTGATGCGGCGAAGGACACCGCAAATGATTTTGCAAATATGATGGAATCCATCCGGCAGAATATCGAAGCGGTGCAAAATCAAATAGATAAAACTCTTTTTACTTCTCAAGGCGGTACT